TTAATCGAGGTCGTTGGCCTGGGCCTTGCGCCAATCAAAGCGCGGCGCGCGCTTGCGGCGCGGCTTTTGAGCAGCGACAGCTCGGAGCGTCGCGGCCAGCGCAGGAACGAGAAGCATCTCTTCCAATGTCATGCTGGTTTTCAGCTGCTGGCGCGCTAGCTCCAGCGCTGCGCGGTCGGGTGCTGCAGTGAGCGATTTCGGCGGCGTATGCATCACGCTGATCGCGCATGGCGTGTCGCCGTGTTGATCGGCGGCCTGCATGAAGGCGACGATGCTGCTGTTGGCTGCAGTGTGGTACTGAGATACTTTGTTGAACGTGCTAACAGTGACGACAAAGTTGTGCATCGCGTGCTCGTAGTTCTCTATTGCGAGGCGAAGGTCGTCTGCGGTATCGCCTGGCGAGGCCGAGTTGCCAGTCAGTTCTAGCAAGCGCAGCGCGTTATTGGCAGCGGTGCACAATTCTTGGCCCGCAGTGTGAAGCTCCAGCGGTGGGGTGGCTTGTGCGCTCACAGCTTGCCTCCGTTCGCGGCGTCGAGTGCAGACGTCTGCACTGGTCGCTCCAGCTTGCCTAAGTTGCGAGCGCGAATGTACTCGTGGCCTTTCAAGTTCGCGAACTTGTCGGCGGCAAATGCACGGGTAGTGATTGGCGAGGTTGCCTCGTCAGGTTGAGGCGTGGAGATATCTTTCTGACGCATTTTCGCTCCATCGAGTAAACATCACAGGTAGCGAATTAAACACTGTGTTTAAACAAAAGTCAAACATATTGTTTAATGGCGACGTCTGATGGCGCCTCTGTAGGGCAAAAAAAATCCCCGCATTGCGGGGATTGGTGGGGGAGGGGAAGAGGGGCGGCTATAGGCGACCCGGTTGTACGGCCACGTCAAGAACTGCTTTGGTGGCGGGATCGACCGCGCAAGAATACGTGTGTGGGCGATATGCGCCGAAGCCGTTTTGAAATTCGACCTTGTCGCCAATCAGGCGTAACGTGCCTTTCTCTTTGTCCAGCCAGGCAACGCGGCTGAACTTGGATTCCAGTGTCTTGTCAGTCCAGCGAACGCTGTACTTCGCGAACTTTTCGATCTTTCTTTGACAGCGACCGCCGACTTCAATCATCGCCTTTTGGCTCCAGCACTGCAGATCCTCTTTGCATTGAGCTTCGCGCTGAGCCGTCGAAATTTCTGGCTGGGCGTTAGTCTTCGAATCCGGAGCGCTGGTCGAGCTGCATTTCGCCACAAGAGCGAAAATGCCCACAATGAAGATTGCGCCGACCAGCACATCTTTGGCTTTAGTGCCTGGGTTCTTAACGCCGCAATGTGGACAGAGGTTGGCGGACGTCGATACTTCCTTTTTGCATTCTTTGCAGTTCGTTAGGGCCATACAATATCTGGTGGGTTGTGTTTCGGATTCTTAAATTCGATCGGTCTCACGTCGGACAACCCGGCCGACGATTATGCATTCTCCGCTGCGGCAGCTCTTCCTGCGGTACTTCACCTGGTCAGCGTTGTCTGACGTTAGCCACCACTGTCCGGCATCCCGCGATAGTCGTTTAATCACGGCTTCGCCTTCATAGTTGAATGCATAGACAGAGCCATCAGTCATCTTGGTGTCGGCGGTATTGACGATCACCATGTCACCTTCATACAGATTGGGCTCCATGCTGTCGCCCTTTATGGACACAGCTATGAGTTTGGACGGCGAGTATCCGTTGCGATCCACCCAGTTCTTGGAGACGCTCAAAGTGCTCCCATCGTAAATCTCCGGGACTGTTTGGAACCCAGTCATGCCGGCACGCAGTTGCAGTTTCACTTTTGGGATTTGGTAGAAATTGGGATCGCCGTTCTCAGCAATCACTACAGAAAGTGCATTCGAGAGAGTCGGGGACTCCGCTGCGCTCATAGGACCGGCGCCGGTGTCTAGCCACGTGGCAGAGCACCCGAAAACCATCTGAGCTTTGAGTAGGCCGGGTCTGGAAATGCCTCGAGCTTCCCAGTTGTTCAGGGTTTGTGGGGAAGCGTTCAACGCTCGCGCCACGTCCGATTGGCCCTCGATCCCGTGCAGTGTTTTCGCGGCTTCGTATAACCGTGTCATCTGAATATGCATAGGGGAGATTGTCTCCCGTACTAAACAAAATGTGTTACACATAACGTTTAATCATCATTGACTTGTGTATAAACACCGTGTTTAATGTCGCAATCCAACTTCAGTGGAAGCCGATATGGAATCCGACAAAGAAATAATTGCTCGACTGGGCGGCCCGACAAAAGTCGCCGAGCTTCTAGGCTACGACAAGCACGGAGGTGTCCAGCGAGTGCAGAACTGGCTCACTCGGGGCATCCCGGCCAAGGTAAAGCTGGCGAATCCTAGTCTCTTTCAATTTCAGCACCGCCGTGCAACGGATGCGTCGGTGGAAGAGGGGCGACGTGGTAGGCAACCGCCATCTACATCCAACATCTTTGACACGGTTCCTCGTGGCGCGGTGGTATCCCCGGTAGACCGCCGCGACAAGGAGTCCAAGTAGTGGGATCGGCGGGACAGTTTTTTACCTATCCCGCCGAAGCCGAAGGGCGGATGTGGGCGGTACAAAGAGAAGTTTACGGAACATTGGCGGTTGGTAAAACCATAATTTTAAGGATGGGTGTATGGATGTGCGAACAGCGGTGACGCGAATGGTGAATTCCATTCAAGGTAAATGGGTGGTTGCGGCGGTGCAGCTCGGAATGACTGAGAACTCGCTGCGCAACCGCGTTTATGAACTGAAGGGGCAGTCCCTCTCCACGAGTGATGCGCTCGCATTGCAGGAGTTCAGCGGCACTACCTGCTTCGCCGAGGCGATTGCTACCGCCAGCGGCGGGACGTTCGTCCGACTCCCTGATGCAGGCGAGATTGAGAATGATTCGATCCACGCTGCCATTGGTGAAACCTACCGCGAGCTGGGCCGCATCTATGACCGCTTCGAGGAGTGCTCAAAAGACGGCAAGATCGATGAGCGCGAGCGGGCAGAGCTTGAGGCCCTGGGCGCCGAGTTGCACAGGAAGGCGGCTCGCATGCAGGCATTGATGTTCCACGTGTACTGCCCGCGCAAGCGCGAAGTCCTGTTGCCTGTGAAGGAGGCCGCATGACCATCGCTAAGATTTCGAGCAGCACGCTTGCGTTCGTTGGATTGCTGACATTGCACAAGATCGGCGGCGCGGCCACGGCGGCGGCTTGGCAGGAGGCATTCGGTCACGATGTCACGTCCGAGAAATTCCATATAAACGTTTCCTCGGTGCTGCTGGCAGCCGGGTTGGTAGTACAGCGCGACGGCTATGTGATCACGCGCGATGGCTTCGATACGCTCGGTCGCAAGGCCTCGGGCAAGTACATCGAGCCGGCGCCAATCGTCCAGCCACGCACTACCCCTCCTTTCAGCCCGCGCCAACGCAGTAGCAAGAGCGCCATCGTGTACCGACCGGGTGCTCTCGACTACCGCACCCATCCCTCCCTGGTGGGAGGGGAGCGTATCCCCTTTCGGACCTAACGGACTTAACTATGCATTATTACCCTCACCATATGGGTGACTTCAATCTGGCCACGCGGCATTTGACGCGCCTAGAGCGCGGTATCTACCGCGATATGCGAGATCTCTACTTCGAGACCGAGCAGCCGCTGCTGGCCGACAAGGCGAAGCTGTTCCGACGTTTGCTCGTGGTCACTCCTGAAGAAATTACGGCCGCCGAAAACGTATTGGATGACTTCTTCGTCTTGACGGAGCGCGGCTGGTTCAATCCGGTTTGCGATAAAGAAATCGCGGCATATCACGAAAACCTGCGCGCAGCAAATGCCGGTGGCCGTGCCAAAGCGTGGACGGCTGAAGAGAAGCGGATCAATGTCGCTATCCTGGCAGGCGACATCGGTGGCGCTGAGCGGCACTTGGCTGAATTTGTCCAGAAGTACGGCCATACGCCGGAAACGCTGGCGAAAGCCGAGCGCATTGCAAGCCTGAATCAGCCGCCACAGCCCGGCTTCGATTTTGCGACAGTAGGTGTAGGTATGCCTGGGGCGAAGGGCGTGGTTGGTCCGCAATTCGACCGCGATGCAACCGCGATTGAACCGGGATGCAACCGCGATGCAACCGCGGTTCAACCGCGGTTCAATCGCGGTGCAAGCGGGGATGAACCGGGGATGCCAATCGCTGAAGCCAACCAGAACCAGAACCAGAACCAGAACCAGAACCAGAACCAGAACCAAGGTACACCCCCAACCCAGCCAACACTGAGCGAAGACCCAGCGCGCGGGGCGGTAGCGCTCAGCATCGAGTTTCGTAAGCATGGCATCAATTCGCAACCAGCTGATCCGCGCTTGATCGCTATGGCCGCGCAGGGCGTCACCGTGGGCACGGTCGCAGCAGCGTGTGCGGAAGGCCGGCGAAGCAAGGGCGACTCGTTGAGCCTGGGCTACGTGAAGGGGATTCTGGAGCGCTGGGCACGCGAGGCAACGACGATGGCGATAGCAGGCGCCCGTGCGCCGCTCCATGGGGTCGGTGCAGGAGGGCGCGCTGCGGCACGTGCGGCGACGATTGCAGGATTGACGGGAGGAGCTACGCATGACGATGCCAACATCATCGACATCACCCCAAGCGCTGCCGATCAGCTGGGTTGAGTCGCTGTTCAAGCGTATGTCATGGGCATACGGTTCCCGGTTTGCCGACATGTGGGCAGGTGTGGATCTGGAAGAAATGAAACAGTACTGGGCGGGAAAGCTGGGCGCGTTATCCAGGGCTGAGCTGGCGACGGGCTACCGCATGCTGGATTCGAAGGACTGGCCGCCTACGCTGCCGGAGTTCATCAAGCTGTGCAGGCCGAACCTCGATCCGCACTTGGCATTCCACGAAGCGCTGGTGCAGGGTTCGAAGCGCGAGCTTGAAGTGGCGGGCGAGGCGGACGTCTGGTCGCATCCAGCAATCTACTGGGCTTGGGTAAAGATCGGGTCATTTGCGATGACGCATCAAGGCTATGACGTGCTGCGACCACGCTGGGTCGAGGCGCTGCGGGAAAGCGTTGAGAATCCAGAGCTGCAACCTGTACCGGAAAAGCGCAAAGCATTGGCGGCGCCGGGGAAGACGCTGATGCCGCCGGAGAAGGCCAGGGAGTTGCTTGCGCAGCTTCGGATCAAGCGAGTTCCGCAGGGGACTATTAGCCAGCAGACCGATTGGGCTCGGGAAGTGCTGGCAAAGAGCGAGCGAGGTGAACCGGTCACCTTTGCCTCGTTGAGGATGGCGGAGGAAGCACTGGGTATTCGGTCGTAGGGTAGGGAAGCAATTGGGCGAAAAGGAAAAACGAATGGGCGCAGTATTCGAAGTTGATGGTGCAGTGTTTGAGGAGCAGGTGGCGCGCGAACGGCCTGTCGCTGAACCGCGTAGGGTGGAAAGCAGGCCAGTGCCGAAGGCGCAACAGGAGTTCTTGGGCCGTATGGAGAACTGGCGTAAGGTCGTGAGCGGTAAGGTCACGGCGGGTGGTGCCTCGCAGTACTGCGCGGGCTGGGCAAAGGCATATGTGGCGCTGCGGGTGGCTGAGCGCGCGCCGGCCAGCGATCTGCTGGACGAGAAGATCAAGCCGCTTAGCCCGCTGGTGACGGCAGACATGCTTGACGGCTGGTTGGTCGAGGTAGCGTGGCGCATGATGGGCGATTACAACGAGCGCCAGGCGTTGAAAGCGCTGTACATTCAACGATGGTCACCCTGCCAGATTCGTCGCTTCCTGCGTGGTGTGCGCGGACAGCATGTGCCGCTGTTGATTGCGAAGGCTGAAAATAATTTGAAGAGCATCTTGCACAAGTTGGGTGACGCCGCTACCATTCGATCTACAACTTGTTTGCCGGGGTGTCCCGTGCCTTTAGCCGAATAGGCGTCTCCCCAGCGGAGGCGCATGTTCGTCTAAAGCGCAGCAAGTAGAAGGCCCGCCATTGAGCGGGCTTTTTCGTTTCGGCAGCTACCTCTTTCCAGTAATATGGTCTTCCCAAATTAAGGAGGGGAGATTTTAAAATGCAAGCAAATGCTGGTTTGAAAATGAACTATCTTTCAGCGATGGAGAAGGCGAGCGTATTTATTGCGCAATTCGATCAGGTGATGAGTCATGCATTCTTATTCAGCTTCGAACGAGGCCATAGAGGAGTGCTGATCCTGGACGGGGACAGGGCAGGTGAAGTGGTTCACCCAACTATGGATACGGTGATTGAGTTCGTGGAGCAACCAACCGTTACCCCGTCTAGAAATCCAGTGCATTGGACTCGCGATCTCCCCGGTGATAAGAAATTTTCCCTATGTTTGACAACGTCGGGCCTTTTCTTTTCTCCCGTACTGCAAGGAGAAAGGCTGATTATCGGTGTGGAAACCGGTGATATCTTCAAGCTTCCTTTAGACGCCATTTTTGTCACTGATTGGAAAATTCGCCCACCTGAGGAAGCGATTCCGCATCGGGGGCATGTCGTTTAGCCGGAATCCGTCACGGTTGTAGGTAGTGCCCGCCAATCGGCGGGTTTTTTTTTGCAGACGTCTGCACAAGCACAGGAGGTCGCGATGCCAGTATCTGCTCCAAGGCCGTGCAGCTTCACCGCGTGCCGCGTGCTGGTTCGTGACGGTAGCGGCCGATGCGCAAAGCATCCGCGTATCGCATGGACCAGGGGCACGCCAACAAAGAGGATCACCGGTCGGAAGTTACAGGCCATGCGGGCGGCGCTGTTCGCCCGTGAACCCTTGTGTGTTGAGTGCAAGAGGCAGGGCCGTATATCTGAGGCCACACAACGCGATCACATCATCCCCTTGGCTGAGGGTGGTCCGGACGATGAGACGAATGAGCAGGCTCTATGCGATGCCTGTCACGAAGAGAAGAGTCGCGGCGAGTCAATTCGCGGTCGGCGTCGAGCGCGGCCAAAGGGGTAGGGTGGGTCAAACGTTCAGGCCTGCCCAGCGGAAACCGTCAGCTTAGGCGTATTTTTTCGCAGCACAAAATCTACCCCCCTGGGGTTTGAGCCATCAGGCCAAGCCCATCGCAATTCACTCCACTGACTGCCGCCGCCGCGCGGCTGGGTATCGAATATGGATCTCAAAAATCAATTCGGCACGGCGCCGCCGGTTGTCGGTGGCACCGCCGTGACCAGCGCTGGCCAAGTCACGTCGCCCGATCCGCCGCCGGCGATTGGGCTGACCGATCCGGAACGCGAAGTCTACGACTACATCTGCGAGTCGCTGCGCGCGGCGGGCATCGAACACATGACGGCGGGCATGCCCATCGCCGTGATTGTCCGCACTTTCATCGACTGGATGGCGGCGCGCGAAGAGTGCGAGGCCAAGGGCCGCGTGCAGATCTCGAAAACTGGCTGGGCCACGCCGACGCCCTGGGCGGACGATGAGAAGCGGTTGAAAATGGAGTTGGGCCAATGGTTGCCGAAAGCGTGCTTAACAATTCCGTCCCTGGCGCGCGTGCGCAAGGACACGGGGCCGCAGGGGCAGCAGGACGACCTGTTCGCAAGCCTCGTAAATCACGGCATAAGCTCTCCGCGAAAAAGCTCCAGTCACTGATACCGGAAGTCCTGCATGAGTGGGACACGGTGTACGGTCTGCCAGTGCTGCGCGGCGAGATCGCCGTTGGCCGGTACGTATACCTGGCCGTACAGCGTCACTACCAGGATCTGGTGGACGGCGCGTATCGCGGTGTGTATTTTTCGCCGGAGCATGGCCGCCACATCATCGACTACATTCAGCGCTTCTTCGTCCACATTAAGGGACCGCTGGCCGGCAAGCCGATCTTGCTGGATCCTTGGCAGCAATTCTGGACGGCGGTGCTGTATGGCTGGCGCCGTGCCAGCGATGGCGGCCGCCGGTTCAGTCGGGCATATGAAGAGGTCGCGCGCAAGAACGGCAAGAGCACCTGGAAGGGGCCGCAGGGCGCTTACCTGTTCTCGATGGATGGCGAGGCCGGCGCCGAGGTCTACGCGGTAGCGACCACACGCAACCAGGCAATGACGGTGTTCAAGCCGGCGTTTGACAATATCAGGCGCTGGGCGAAACGTTCGCCAGGCGTGGCGCGCTCGTTCAAGATCTACGCCGGCCTGAACCACGAAAAGGTCGAGCTGGACGACAACTCGGTGTTCCTGCCGCTGCCGGCCAACGCCGAGAACCTGGACGGCCTGAACCCCTCGGCCATTTTGTTCGATGAGCTGCACGCGCAGAAGCACCGCGATGTGTGGGACGTGATGGAGTCGGCGCTCGGTGCGCGTCCGCAGCCGCTGCTGTCCGCGATCACGACCGCCGGCTTTATCCTGGACGGTATTTGCACCGAGCAGCGCGACTATCTGATCTCGGTGCTGGAGGGACGGCGCAAGGACGACAGCTTCTTCGGCTACGTCTATACGTTGGACAAGGACGACGACCCGTTCGATGAGCGCAACTGGATCAAGGCCAACCCCGGCCTGGGCCTGTCCAAGACGGTCGAATACATGCGCGCCCAGGCGCGCAAAGCCGCGGCGATGCCCGGCGCCCGCGTCAACTTCTTCACCAAGGATCTGAACATCTGGTGCAACAGCGCCGATGGCTGGTTCGACATGGCGGTGTGGGATCACGGCAAACGGAAATTCGATCCTGGTGTGTTGAAGGGGCGGCGCTGTTACGGCGGCCTCGATCTCGGATCGACACGCGACCTGACGTCGTTCTCACTTGTGTTCCCGCCGGATGACGAGGATGGCGACTGGTACGTGCTGGTCTGGACCTGGTGTCCGCAGGAAAAAGTGGACACGCAGTCCGCCGACGATGCCGCACCCTATGAGGCGTGGGTAAAGGGCCGCTGGCTGACGGCGACCGAGGGCAACGTCACGGACTACGGGCCGGTGCGCGAGCAGATCCTGCAGGCCGTGCGCGACTACGACGCGGTCGAAATTGGCTTCGACCGCTGGAACGCGCTGCAGCTGGCCAACGAACTGCTGGACAAGGGCGTGCCCCTGGTGGAAGTGCCGCAGAACACCGGCGGCATGTACCCCGGCAGCAAGAAGCTGGAAGAGCTGGTTTACGGCAAGCACTTCCAGCACGGCGGGAACCCCGTGCTGCGCTGGTGCGCCAGCAACACCGCGCTGCTGTTCGACACGAACGGCAATTACAGGCCTGACAAAAAGAAGTCGAACGCCAACGGGCGGATCGACTGCGTTGTCGCGACCGTCATGGCGCTGAGCCGTGCCGTTGCCGAAAGCGACGAGGGCAACTTCGATGACTTCATTTCTAACCCGGTGATCGTATGAGTATTCTTTCCTTGGCCACGCGCCGTGCGCAGCGCTGGCTGATCAAGTCGCTGGGCGGCACGGTGCGCATCCTGACTGGCCGTGCCGGCGGTAGTTCTCACTCGGGCAAGGCGGTCAACGTCCAGGCGGCGCTGCAGGTCGCCACGGTGTGGGCCTGTGTGCGGCTGATTTCCGAGACGATTGCGACGCTGCCGCTGCAGGTCTACGAGCGGGATGCGAAGGGCCGGCGGGTTGTCGCGCGCGAGCATTGGCTGTACGCCCTGGTGCACAGCGCTCCGAACGCCAACATGAGCGCGGTGGAGTTCTGGGAAGCGGTGGTGGCGCAATTGTGCCTGTGGGGCAACGCTTACGCCCTGAAGACTTATTCAGGCGGGCGCATCGTCAGCCTTGATCCGCTGAACCCGGAGTGGATGACCGTCAAGCTCGATGAGTACGGTGCGCCGCTGTACGTGTACAAGACCTCCAAGGGCACATTCAACTATCGCGAGGCCGAGATCTTCCATATCAAGGGCTTCGGGATCGACGGCCTGGTCGGTCTGTCACCGATCGCCCATGCGCGCAACACCATCGGTCTGGCGATGGCCGCGGACGAGGCGAGCGGCAAGATGTTCGCCAATGGCCTGCGTGCCGGCGGCGCGCTCAGCACTGAGCAGACCTTGAAGCCAGGTCAACGCCAGGAGGTCCGCGAGTCGATCGCCGACCAGCTGGCCGGCGTGGCGAACACCGGCAAGATCATGGTGCTGGAGGCCGGCATGAAGTACATGCCGCTGTCGCTCAGTCCACAGGACGCGCAGATGCTGCAGACACGCGCCTTCAACGTCGAGGAAATCTGCCGCTGGTTCCGCACGCCGCCGTTCATGATCGGCCACACGGAAAAGTCCTCGAACTATCCGACCGCCCTGGAGCAGCAGATGCAGGCCTTCCTGACGTTTGCGCTTCGCCCCTACCTGACCCGCATCGAGCAGGGCATTGCGCGCAGCCTGCTGTCGCCGGTCGAGCGGCGCCGCTACTTCGCCGAATTCAGCCTGGAAGGGCTGCTGCGTGCCGACTCGGCGGGCCGCGCTGCGCTCTACGCCTCCGGTGCGCAGAACGGCTGGCTGACGCGCAACGAAATCCGCGAGCTGGAGAACCGGCCGCCGTTAGATGGCGGCGACGAACTGACGGTGCAAAGCAACCTGGTGCCGCTGCGGCTGCTGGGCAAGGCGGTCTCCGCCGCCAAGGCAGCCAAGGATGCAATTTTGAACTGGCTGGAGCTACCGGCCATTGGAGGGAACAGTGAATCGTAAGAGCGGAAGTTACAAAGTACGCGCCTTTGACCTGGACGTGAAGTCTGTAGTCGAGGGCGGCATTTTTACTGGCTATGGCTCCGTCTTCGGCGTGGTGGACAGTTACCGCGAAGTGGTGGCGCCAGGGGCGTTTCAGAAGTCGCTGGAAGAGCTGGCGGCGAAAGGCCGCGCGCTGCCGATCTTGTGGCAGCACCGCCAGGGTGAGCCGATCGGCTCGTGGACGAACCTCAAGGAGGACGCGCACGGCCTGGTCGGCGACGGCGAGCTGTGGCTGGACGATTCCGAGTACGCGCGCCTGGCGTATCGCGGCATGAAGTCCAAGTCCATCACGGGCCTGTCCATCGGCTACTACGTGATCGACGACAGCTATAACGAAGTCACCCGCGTGCGCACGCTCAAGGAGCTAGAGCTCGTGGAGATCAGCATCGTCACCACGCCGGCCAACGACGAGGCGCGCATCGAGGCGGTCAAGTCGAGTATCGCGCACGGCACGCTGCCGAACGAGGAGGAATTCAAGAGCCTCCTGCTGCACAACGGTTTCACCCGATACCAGGCCGCCTCCATTGCGGAGCATGGCCTGAAACACCTGCTGCAAGCGCCCGCCGGCGCCGATGCACAAGAGCTGTCCGCGCTGGTTGCGCAGGCCAGCAGTTTCTCCCTTCCTTCCCTCTCTTTTTAAGGACATGTACATGGAACACAAGAATGCTGGCGAGCGTCAGGACGACAAGCTGGAGCTGAAAGCCCTGAGCGACTCGCTGAAGCAGCGCGATACTGAAATCAAGACCTGGTGCGAGAAGGCAACGGCGGAAATCAAGAACCTGGGCACCGTGTCCACCGAAACGAAGTCGGCGCTGGAAAAGCTGTCCGAAGCGGGCAATGACCTGCTGGCGCGCATGCAGGACGTCGAGCAGAAGATGGCGCGCCGTCCAGGCGGGGACGAAACGCAGGTCAAGTCGCTGGGCAAGACCTTCACCGACTCGGACGACTTCAAGGCGCTGCAGGGCAAGGGCGCACGCGGTGGCCGCGCCAGCATTGGCGTCAAGGCGATCAGCTCGCTGACCCCGGCTTCCGGTGGCGCTGCCGTGCGTCCGGAGCGTATCGAGGGCATCCTGGCGCTGCCGGAGCGCGAAATGACCGTGCGCGACCTGATCATGCCGGGCCGCACCGAGAGCAATGCTGTCGAATACGTGCAAGTAACGGGCTTCACCAACAACGCCGGCACGGTGGCCGAGCTGGCAAAGCGCGCCCAGTCCGAGCTCACGTTCGGCCTCAAGACCGCCAACGTGCGCACCATCGGCCACTGGCTGCCAGCCTCGCGCGAAATCCTGAAGGATGTACCGCAACTGCAGACCTTCATCGACGGCATCATGGTGTACGGCCTGAAGTATGAGGAAGAAGAGCAGATCCTGGGCGGCGACGGCACCGGCACCAATCTGCTGGGCCTGCTGCCGCAAGCGACGCTGTTCCAGGAAGTGCGCCGCAAGGTCGGCGATACGCCGATCGACATCCTGCGCAAGGCGATTCTGCAGGTGCGCCTGGCGCAGTTCCGCGCGACCGGTATCGTGCTCAACCCGACCGACTGGGCCGACATCGAGCTGCAGAAGGATTCGACCGGCCAGTATGTGTGGGTCAACCTGGGCACCAGCGACAAGCCGCTGATGTGGCGTGTGCCGGTGATCGATACGACCGCGATCCCGGAGAATGAATTCCTCGTGGGCTCCTTCGCGCTGGGTTCCCAGCTGTTCGACCGCGAAGAAGCCACCGTGCAGGTGTCGACCGAAGATGGCGAGAACTTCGTCAAGGGTGCTGTCACTGTCCTGGCGGAAGAACGCATGGCACTGGCGGTCTACCGTCCTGAATCGTTCGTCACCGGCGAACTGCGCAAGTAATCCCCAACACGGAGCACGGACGGCACGCCCGTCCGTGAACAACATGAATATCGAAATCATTAAACCCCATCGCGACGGTAAGGAGTGGGTGCGGCGCGGCGTGATCCTGCGCGACGTGCCCAAGCTGCGTGGCGAAGAACTGGTGCGCTTGGGCATTGCGCGACCTCTGGCCGATGTGCAGACGTCTGCACTGCCTGTCGTCGAATCGCATTCGGGCGTCGCCGATCCGGTGTTTGTGCAGACGTCTGCACAAAAGCCCGCTGCCGGCAATCCGAAGAAACACGCCGCGTCGCGCAGCCGCGCCCAGTCAGCGCCTGCGGACCAGCATGCCAACGCCAGCGTGGCGGCTGACGCAGGCGCGGGCCAACTGGCCGGCGTTGCGCCGGAGCAAGAAGCGCAAGGTCAGGCGGGCGCGGAACCGGAACCTGGTGCTGATGCACCGGCCGCTCCGGCAGGGACGGGCGATGAGCCTGATCAGCCTTGAGTTGGCCCGGCAGCATCTGCGCATCGATGCGGCGCCTGATGACGACCCTGAGTCGCTGGTGTTGCCGATTTATATCGGCGCCGCTGTCGGCGCGGCCATCGACTTCATAAATCGCCAGGTGTACGAGACCGAGGCCGAGCTGCAGGCGGCGGTGCTGGCCGGTACTGCCGGCGTCGCCCCGCTGGTCGTCACCGACACGATCCGCGCGGCCATGCTGCTCACGCTGGGGCACTTCTATGTGAACCGTGAGGACACGGTAGTAGGCATCAGTGTCGTGGAGCTGCCCAACGGCGCGCGCTTCCTGCTCCGTCCGCATCGCATCGGGATGGGTGTCTGATGCGGGCCGGGGCAAAGGATCGGCGCATCAGGCTGCAGGGCCCGCTGGTGACGAAAGATAGCTTCGGTGGGACGGTGCGCACCTGGGCCGACGTCGTCAAGGTGTGGGCGGGCGTGCGGAACCTATCGGGCGGCGAGTCGGCGGTGACAAAGCACGGCGGCGAGAGCGGCCAGGCCCGGACGGAATTCCTGATCTGGTACAGGGCGGGCGTCACTGCGGCCCTGCGAATCGTTTACGACGGGCAGGTGTACAACATCCGCCATGTCAATGACGTTCGGGGCCAGCGGCGCGAGATGCTGCTGACCTGCGATCTGCAGGAGGGGCCGGCGCCATGACCGAGCGTATGAGCGGACTCAGTGAGCTCCGCACGGCATTTCGTGGTGTGGCCGACGATATGCGGCTGCGCACTTCACGGCTAATGGTGGCGGCTGCCGGTGGTGTGCTCCGCAAGGAGGCGCGATCCGTGGCGCAAGCGCAGGGCCTACGCCTCACCGGCGCGCTGATCCAGAACATCGTGATCAAGCGTGAACGGACACCAGCGGGCACGACGCAGTACAACCTGGGCGTTCGACAGGGCCGTGCTATGGGAAAGAACTCGCCCAAGAAGCTGGTGGTCGGCAAGAACGGCCGCGTGACCAGCGTGTATGTCAACGATCCCTTCTACTGGTGGTTCCTGGAGAAGGGGCGCAACGTTTACGCCGGCAACGGGCGCAGGAAGCGCGACGGGGCGACGCGACGGGTGGAGGCCACGCCGTTCATTGTGCCGGCCCTGGAGAACAAGCAGCAAGAAGCCATCGATGCGATGGCGCGGCGGCTTGACGCTGCGATAAGGAAGGCGAACGCCAAATGACCATTGACCAGATTGTGAACGCCGCCCTGTCGGCGGTGCTTCCGAACACCCACGCCGTTGAATTGCCGGAGCGGCCGACCTGGCCGGCCCTGGTGTTCGAAGTCTCCGGAAATCCGGAGTCAGGCTGGGTGCTTGGCGGCGGCTACGACCAGCACGACGTTGTAGTGACCACGCTGGCTCGAAGCCGAGCCGAGATCAATGCGTTGAAGTCGGCAGTACTGGCGGCCATGGAGGCGCTTGAAGGCTTCCTCGGTGACGAGTTCTCCGGCGACGCCGACTACCAGGGCGAGGCAAATGTGTACGCCTATGTCCAGAACTTCCGGCTCCGCTCGCGTCGATAAGCCGCGATCGAGCATTCACCAGGCCCGTTCGCGGGCCATTTTTATTGGAGAGCGAAATGAAGAACAAAGCGGCTGTGGAGCACGCGGCCAAGGTCGTTGTGGCGCCGGATAGCCATACCGGCAAGGGCGGCAGCTATATGCGCGACCCGCAGACGGGGATGCGTGTCCCGAGCAAGGAAACGCAGGAGTTTCATAAAACTGAAGGAAAGGTGAGCGATGAGCAAGAAAAGTCGTAATGCCGTGTTGCTGGCCAAGATCCAACCAATCGCCGGCACCGATGCCGGCCCGACCGGCGCCGCGAACGCGATCATGGCGATGAACATTTCGGCGCAGCCAGTTTCGGCCGAGTTCGCGAAGCGGAACAACATCAAGCCGTACCTGGGCAATATGGGCAGTGTCGCGGTGGCGGTGCATGCCGAAATCTCGTTCGAAGTGGAACTGGCCGGCGCCGGCGCCGCCGGCACTGTGCCCGCATACGGCGTGCTGCTGCGCGGCTCGGCGATGGGCGAGACGATCACCGTGGGCGTGGATGTCCAGTACGCGCCGGTATCGAACTCGATGGAGTTCGTGACGATGCACTACAACCTGGACGGCATCCTGTGCAAGATGACGGATGCCAAAGGCACCGTGAGTTTCGAGCTGAACGCCAAGGGCATCCCGGTGATGAAGTTCAAGTTCATCGGCCTGTATAGCACGCCGACCGATGCGGACCTGCCGACCGATGTGGACTACTCCGGTTTCAAAGATCCGGTAGCAGTCAACAAGTCCAATACGCCTACCGCCGCGCTGCACGGCGTCGCGGGCAAGGTGCAGACGGTCAGCATCGACCTGGCCAACCAGCTGGTCTACCGCAATCTGATCGGCGTGGAGAAGGTCGAAGTGACTGATCGCCAGCCGACGGGCTCGTTCGTGATGGAGCTGGAATCCATCGCAACCAAGGACTGGTTTACCACCATCGAGAAGGGCACGCTCGGCACGCTGGCAGTGGTACACGGCAAAACGGCGGGCAACATCGTTGAGCTGGCGGCGCCGAAGGTCCAGGTGCTGGAACCCTCGTTCAGCGACAGCGACGGTATCACGATGCTCAACTGCAAGCTGGACATCCAGCCGAACACCGGAAACGACGAAGTCGTCCTGATCGTGCGCTAAGCCGATCGTCAATCCAAATCCCAGGCCCGCCTCTGCGGGCCTTTTCATTTAAGGAAATAGCACCATGGCATTCAAAATCTCCCTGTCCCCTACATACCGCACCAAGGTCGTTGTTGAAACCCCGAACGTTAACGGCAAGGTCGATAAATCCGAATTCACCGTGGAATTCAAGCGTGTTGACATGGCCGAGTTCGAAGAGCTGCGCCACGTCAAACAGATCGACGTCCTGCGCCAGGTGACCGTGGGCTTCTCCGGCCTGCTCGATGAAAACAGCGCCGAGGTGCCGTTCAACTCGGCGACCTTGGAAGCCCTGCTGGCGATCCCGCACGCGCTTTTCGCAATGTCCGAGGCGTTCTGGGCCTCCTTCCACAAGGCGAAGGAAAAAAACTGATCGAGGCGGCCCGGTACTGGGCTGGTGAGCGGCCGCCCGTTCGCCAGCTCAATGCCGACGTGGTGGAGCAGCTCCAGGCGCTCAATGCTCCGGCCGAGGTGATCGCCATGGCGAAGGCCGCCGCCAGCGTGCCGGACGCGGTGGACTTCCTGGTGTTCGAAGAGAACTGGGATGCGGTGCGCGTGTTCTGCTCGCTTTCCACCCAATGGAATCTGCTAGCCGGCGCCGCCGATGTACTGCATGTGGGCCTTAACTATGGCGCCGTCGAGGTTGTTCTGCGCTTCGAGGAAGTACCGGCTGAGGGTTGGCGCGAGGTTTTCCAGGCATTGCGCGTCATGGAGCGCGCCGCACTGCCGCTCCTCAACGAGCGGTCATAGATCGTTCAAGACTAATCCGCTCCGGCGGAAGAATACGGTAGGTGATGCATGTCAGCACTTGGATCGCTGGTAGTCAAGCTCGCGCTGGAATATGCCGAGTACACGAAAGGGCTGGACAAGTCCGATCAAGAATCCCTGAAGTTCGCACAGCGGGCGCAACGTCATTTCGACATGGCGGCCAAGGCCGGCAACGACTTCATGAACGGCATGGTGACGAAGGCGGTGGGGGCGGTAGCCGCGATTGTCACGGTGGGCGCCGCGGTCGATTCGCTCAATCGCGCTATCGATAGCATGGCGCAGCTGGACGACTTGACTCAGAAGACTGGTTCCTCGGTCGAGAACCTGTCGCGCCTGCAGCAGGTCGCCGGCGCGTTTGGCCATGACTTCGGCAATGTCGATAGCGCCCTGTCTAAGCTTTCCAAGGGCATGGCGGCGGTCGATGACGATACGAACAAGACGAACAAGGCGCTGCGCGCATTGGGCGTTTCGGCAAAGGACTCCGCCGGCAAGCTGCGCGATCCGTCCGAGGTCTTCATGGAGGCGGCGAAACGTCTCGCAACCTATAAGGATGGGGCGGCGAAAGCTGCCCTGGTAACGGACTTGCTCGGCAAGTCTGGCGCCGATCTGCTGCCATACATGAACGACGTCGCGGAGTCGGTGGACAAGTTCCAGGGTGTGAGCGCCGAGGCGGCGGCCAACGCAGCGCAGTTCCAGGATCAGCTCGGTATGACGCGCGCCAAGTTCGAAGTCCTGGTTGCGCAAGTCGTCTCCGGGGCGCTGCCGGCGATGAATGACCTCCTGGAGGCGTTCAGCGACACGGCAGGGGAGGCAAACGGCCTGGCAGACAGCAAGGTAACCGATTGGGCCGACGACCTAGCGGTTGGCTTGGCGCGTGTGGTCGACGTGGCGCAGCTGATCCCGAGGTTGCTCTCCGCTGTCGGGGGCAGCTTCAAGGTCGTCGGCGCCGACATCGGCCTGGCGCTTGAGGTCATGGCGAACGCGAACCCGATCAACGCCGCGCGGAAGCTGGCGCAGGGAGGCGATCCTGTTGCCGATCTGCGCAAGGCGCTGAAGGAGCGCAACGACGTGCTGGAAGCCGCGAACAAGCAGTGGGACGATCTCTGGAACAAGCCGGCGAACGAACTGGAGCAAGCCACGCTACGCCGCATTGCCGAACGGAAGGCAGCGCCGGCCAGTGACCCGGCAACAGCGACGGGCCAGCAAAAGAGTGGACTGACGTATGGTTCGAAGTCGGATTCCAAAAGTGATTACGAGGCGCTGAACAAGGCGCTTCAGCAACGCCTGGCGTTGGCCGAACGCGAGCTTGTTGTTGGCCGCGCCTTGACCGCATCGGAGAAGGAGCTGGCCGGAATCATGCGGGGGCGCGCGGAAGGCACTGTCAAGCTCACCGATGCGGAGTTCGACAAACTCGCGGCAGGGCTCGCGCAGCTGGATGCAGATCAGCGCATCATCGCCGGCCGCGAGAATCTGGCCGCCCTGAACAAACAGCTCGCTGACGATAGCCGCAAGGCAGTGCAGGACACGATCAGTGAAGCGGAGCGCAACGAGACGCTGGCCGAATCGATTGGCAGGACGGCAGCGGAGACAGAAGCTGCTGCTCTGGCGCGGTTGGAGTCGCAGCTTGCGCAGCGCTCGGACCTGGGCCTGACCTGGGAAGAGATCCAGGCGCTCGAAAAGCTCATCGATGCGAAGCGGCGCAGCGGCGCCGCAGCAGTTCGCGTGGAGGAGTTGCAGGCTGCTAAGAAGGGGCTGGACGAACTCAATGCTTTCCTGGACCCTGCCAAGGCGAAAGGTTTCGGTGATGCGTTGCGCGCTGCCTTCGGCTCCGCAGGCAGCGCGGCGGTGAAATTGACGGGCGTTCTGGAGGACTTCAGCCAACGCCAAGCAGAGATTTCCAAGCAGCGAGGCAATGCTGCCAACGCCTATCTCAATGGCCTGGTCACCGAAAAGCAGTACATGGAGGACCTTGCATCCCTGAGTGACATGGAGACCAGGAGCCGCCTGTCTGGGTATGGCGATATGGCAAGTGCTGCAGCGGGCTTCTTTGGCGAGCAGAGCAAAGGCTATCAGGCCCTGATGGCGGTCTCGAAGGTGTTCCACGCGGCCGAGCTGGCGATGACCCTGGCGGAGCTGGTTCCAAAGGGTATTTCGGCTGTGCTGACGCAGGGCACGGGTGACCCCTATACCGCCTTCGGCCGCATGGCCGCCATGGCGGCGATCGTCGCCGGCCTGGGTGTTGCCATCGGCGGCGTTGGTGGCGGAGGCGGCGGCAACGTCGCGAAAGAGCGTCAGGCGGCAGCCGGCACAGGCTCGGTCCTGGGCGATAGCAAGGCAAAGTCGGAGTCGATCGCGAACGCACTGGAGCTGGTGGCGGCAAACTCGGACATCGAGCTGAGCTACACCGCAGGCATGCTCGATGCGCTGCGCAATATCGAAAGCTCGATTTCTGGACTGGGTAACCTGCTGGTTCGCAGTGGCGCGTTGACTGGCGAAGTGGCGCCCGACCGCAAGGGAGGCACGGAGGAGTTTGGGCGCTCGACACTGGGCGTCGCCCTCACGGGCGGAATTCTCGGCCTGACGCTCGACAAGCTCACTGGGGGCTTCGTCGGAAAGATGACGGGCAAGGTTCTCGGCTCCATCCTGGGCGGCAAGGTGACCACGCTGGACACGGGTCTCACGGCGGATCGTGCGTCGCTGGGTACTGTGCTGGCCGGCGGCATCAAGGCCAAGCAGTACACCGACATCAAGAAGGATGGCGGCTGGTTCAGGAGTGACAAGACAAGCACGACGTCGGTCACTCTGGATGCCGAAGCAAATGCGCAGTTCACCAAGATCATCGCCGGGCTGGGGGGCAGCATCCAGGAGGCTGGCAAGCTCCTGGGCGTCAGCGGGGATGCTTTCAGCGAACGGCTGAACTCGTTCGTGGTGGACATCGGCAAGATCTCGCTGAAAGACCTGAAGGGGGAGGACATCCAGAAGCAACTGGAGGCGGTGTTCGGCAAGCTCGGTGACGACATGGCGCGGTTCGGCATTGGCGGCCTAGAGCAATTCCAGGAGGTCGGGGAAGGGTACTTCGAGACGCTGACGCGAATCGCATCGAACTACGCCAACCTCGACTCCATCATGGCGTCGATCGGTGCGACGTTCGGCGCGACCGGCATGGAAAGCATCGCGGCGCGCGAGCGCCTGCTGTCCCTCACGGGTGGCATCAAGGAGCTTGGGGAGAAGTCCAACGCATTCGCCGAGAACTTCCTGACGGAGGCCGAAAGGCTCGCGCCGGTGCAGAAATACGTGTCGGACCAGATGGCGGCGCTAGGGCTGTCTCATGTGACCACGGCGGACCAGTACAAGAAGGTGGTGCTGGACTTGGCCAATTCAGGGGCTCTGGCGACCGAAGCTGGGGCCAAGCAGTACGCGGCCCTGCTGGATCTGGCGGAAGCGTTTGCCAAGACACATGAGGCGACAAAGGCTGTTTCGCGCAGCGCACAGGACATTGCGGCCGAAAGGGCATCGCTGCAAGACCAGCTTGATCAGCTGACCATGTCGTCCACAGAACTGCTCACCAAGCAGCGGAACGCTCTCGATGAGAGCAACCGTGCGCTGTTCGACCAGGTGCAGGCGCTGGGGGAGCAAGCGCGTGTGGCCGGCGAACGCGCCGGGCTGCAAGACCAGCTGGACCAGCTGACGATGTCGTCTGCCCAGCTGCTTGCCAAGCAGCGTGCTGCACTGGACGAGAGCAACCGCGCATTGTTCGATCAGATCCAAGCGCTGCAGGCCCATGCACTGACGATAGCGGCGTTGGAGGAAAGCGCCAACGCCGCCCTGGGAGGCATCAGCCGAGCGGTGGCGGCCGAGAAGGAGCGGCTGACCAATCAGTACAACCAGGACGTCGAAAACATCCGTGCTGAGACTCAGGCTCGGGTCGAGGCGGCGCAAGCCCGGATGGAGGCGGCGAACAACGAGCTCGCGGCAATCAAGAGCGTGTTCCAGACGCTTGAGAACGCCGTGCAGGCGACGAAGCTCGAAGCGGATGCCATCTCCGTCGAACGTCGCGCCGCTGCTAAGGCGGTCCTGGTAACAGCACTGGCAAGCTCCAGCGCCGGTGGCGGACTCCAATCCGTGGCCGGCCTGGGCGACGCGTTGTCGGAACTCTCGAAGCCGAGCGCCAAGCTGTACGGCTCCTTCGAGGAATACGCGCGCGACCAGGTCCGCACCGGCAACATGATCAGTGCGCTGCGCGATCGTGCCGGTACCCAGGTTGACAAGGCCCAGGCAGCGGTGGACGCGGTGAAGGATGCGACCAGGACAATTCAGCAGTCCGGCGACGAGCAGTTGAAGGCGCTGCAACTGCGGCATACGGAAGCAATGAAGAAGCAGGACGACATCCTTCTGCAGGCGCAGCTTCAGCTGGACGAGCTGCAGGGCATCGACAACTCGGTGCTGAACCTGGGCGAGGCCGTGCGCGAGTTCGCCAAGGCGATCGAGGCGCTCAAGGCCGCGAAACCGGAAGTGCCCCCTGTTAGCAGTGCCCCTTCCACGCCGACTGATCGCATCGAGAAGCTGTACCAGGAACTGCTTGGCCGGAAGAGTGATCAGGAGGGCTTGAAGTTCTGGCTCGATGCTTACAACAACGGCGTGACCCTGGACTCGATCGCCAAGGACTTCGTCAACAGCGAAGAGTACAAGCGCATCCACGGCTACGCGCTGGGCGGAGATCACATGGGAGGCTTCCGTCTCGTGGGCGAAGATGGCCCCGAGATCGAGGCTACCGGTCCTTCCCGAATCTACAGCGCCAGTCAGACCCGAAAGCTCCTGCAGGGCGATGACGGCGAACTGGCCGTGGCGGTGGAACAGCTCAGTAAGGAGGTTACAAACTTGAAGAGCACGATTCAAGGAATGGAGAAGGCTGGCGATACGACGGCGAAGAGCACGCGCGACATGCTCTCACTGCTGCGTCGGGTGACGCAGGAGGGTACGGGCATGATCACATTGGCGGCGGAGGTCTGATGCTGGTCATACCTCCCATGGCAATCACTGATGCCGTGCTGAGCAGTAGCACAGTGGTGGAGGTGGCGCCGGCGGCATACGCTGCCGGCGCTACATACGCCGCCGGGGCGCAAGCCGCGGTGGGTGCGGTCGGCACACTTCTGGCGGTCTATGAATCCCTGCAGGCGGGGAACATCGGGAAAGATCCGGCCCTCAATCCTGCATGGTGGAAGAAGGTAGGGGAAGCCTACACCGCTTATAACGCGGGGGCCAACTACGGGCTTGATGCCATTGTCATCGATCCGGCCACGCACACGCGCTACGAGTCGCAGGTAGCAGGCAACACCGGACAGCCGCTGTCGGACAAGACCAAATGGTTGCCGCTCGGTCCGACCAATCGGCATGCGATGTTCCACTACCTGCGCAACGGAAAGACCGTCTCGGAGTCGGACATCGTGGTCGTGCTGCGTCCCGTGAGCCGCGTGAATTCGGTCGCGTTGAAGCGCATCGAGGGCGCCACGGTCAAGGTCGTGATGAAGGTCGGCGGCAACCAGGTGTACGCGGTGACGAAGCAGATGATCCGCCGGCGAAGCCATGGTCTTTACGACTTCATGTACGGACCGTTTCGCCAGGTGCGCAACCTCCTGCTCACGGACCTGCCGCCATACCGCAACGCGGAGATCACGATCACGATCTCGCGTCCTGGTGCTGGTCGGCGGGCATGCGGGGCGTGCGTCATCGGAACCAGTATTTACCTGGGCGACGTTGAGTATGACCCGGAATCGGATCAGCTGAACTTCTCGATCATCGACCGCAACGAATGGGGCGATGCCACGCTGTACCCGAAGCGCACGATCCCGAAGGCAAAGATGGTCATTGAGTTCTCCAGGACGCGAACCGATACCGTGCTCGCGGCTCGGGAAGCGCTCAACGCTGTGCCGGCGATCTATGCCGGCATTACCGACTACGCCGACGGCTACTTTGAACCGCTGTTCCTGCTGGGTGTGTGGAAACAGTTTTCGATCAATTTACGTGAAGCCACGCGAGGCTTCATCAATTTGGAAGTGGAGGACATTTGAGTATCCCAGATTTACCACCTCACCCACGGCCGGAAGATCCGGATAACTTCGATCCAATGGCCGATACCTGGATGGGCGCGCTCAACCCGTGGGGCCAAGCCGTCAACGCAGTGGCATTGGCGGTCGATGCCGATGCGGCAGCAGCGGCGCTAGCAAAGGGCAATGCCGAGGCCGCGCGGGACGTCGCTTCGCAGGCCAAGGTGGACGCCCAGGCCGCCCGCGACGCGTCCCAAGGCGCTCGCGACTCGTCGGTAGCGGCACGCGATGCGGCCCAGGCAGCAAGGGATGCCGCTCAAGCCGCTGCGGCCGTGGCCCAGACCACGCAGTTGACAGCTACCAGTGCGTCTGCGGTCGTGGTCGGCACGGGCGACAAGGTGTTCGTGACGCAGTCTAACAAGCAGCTTGCCTTGAATGCGCCCGTGATCGCAGTCGATACGGCGAACCCACTGCGCTATGTCGCTGGCACGGTGAAGAGCTATGTTGATACCAACCTGACCCTTGCTGTGACGGACTTCGGCGGAGCCGGTTCCTGCAACAGCTGGAATATCACCGTTGCAGGAATCAAGGGCGCCAAGGGAGACACGGGTAGTAATGCGCTGGCGGGGACGGCCAGCGGCGCGATCAACTGGAATGGCACGGTGTCGCTGCCATCGGCTGCAACGGTTGATATCGGCGCGGCTGCCTCCAATGACCTGGTCCTTACTGGTTCGGCACCAATCTCGTCGTTTGGCACTGCGCCGGCCGGGGTGAGTCGCAAGCTGAAGTTTGCCGGCGTCATGCAGTTGACGTTCAACGTATCGACCCTGCTGCTACCCGGGCTGGCCAACATCACGACAGCGGTCAACGATACGGGGCAAGTCACCTCGCTCGGTGGCGGTGCCTGGATCTGCGACTACTACAAGCGCGCCGATGGACGCTCCGTCGTCACCGATCCCTTTGTGCCGCCGTTTACGAACATGGCGATCGTTACGACGTCGCAGACCTGGAATTCCCGTGTTGCTGGTCCGCACCGCGTGACGTTGATCGGAGGTGGCGCATCTGGCGCAGTTTACAAAAGTGGATCGCACTCAGGCAAGGCAACGGGCGGTGGCGCAGGTGGCCTGACGCGAAAGATCTTCAATGCCACTGCCGGTCAGGCGCTGACTTTCATCATTGGTACAGGTGGGGCATCGGTCGGGCGCACCGTCGACGGCGGCACAAACGGCAATAACGGCAATGCTTCCACCATGAGTACCTCAGGCGTGAGCCTGGTCGCGAACGGAGGCATAGGCGGCGTGTTCGCTCGTACCGCCACTCAGAATTTGCCAGCGACCGGAAACACGCCCGGTGGGACAGGCGGCACGGCAAGCGGCGGTGATCAGAATTACACCGGTGGTGACGGCGGCATTTGCGGTCCTACCGGGGCAATCACTTCATTCATTGCGTCAGGCGGTGGCGCCGTGAATTGGCTCGGTGGGACGCCATTCAACGGCGGAACGGCGTGGATCACCAATACGACGGCCAACAACGTGCAGGCGGCGAGCGCCGGTGCTGGGATCGGAGGTAACGGTGGTGATGCCAGCGCGGGGACCGATAACGCCGCAGCGGCTGGTGGTGGCGGAGGAACTGGAGGGCCAGGTGGCTATGGAGTAAGCGGTAGCACCGGGATTGCAGGCATCGCCGTGACATTCTCGTTGCCGCCGTTGAACTTCAAGGGAGCCGGTGGGGCGGGAAGCACTTCGTCCAACGGGCAATCAGGAGGCGACGGTGGCGGCGGAGGCGGTTCGGCTTCGCCACAAGGCGTGCAACCCTCGAATGCGGGCGCTGGCGGAAGACTTGCTGGCGGTGGCGCGCTTGCAGGGAATGGCCCCGAAGGGAACGGCGGATTCAAAGGCGGTGATGGCGGGTGGGGCGCCGGTGGTGGCGGGTGTGCGGCACTTGGCATCAGCTACGTGTACTACTCGGGCAAGGGTGGTGATGGCGTGGCAATCATTGAATACGTTTGAAGGAGCAGCGAGCAAATGGCGAAGTACGAAATCTTGGACGGCCAGGGGGCCGTCCTTACAACGATCGTCGCTGACCAGGACTTTGTGCTCACGCATTTCCCTGGCCGGTATCGGCGCGTGCCGGAGACCGAGCAGGATCGTGTGGCTCAGATCGACGCCCTGGTGCTGGAATATGACGGGCTGGTGCAATCGCACCTCGATACTGTGGCGCGAAGCTGGGGATACGGAGAAAAGACCAGGCCGGATGCATCGGCCATCCTTCACGCGATCACCTACGCCGAAGAACCTGCTGTCCCGAAGTTCCAGGCGGAAGGGCGGGCGTTGCGGGCCTGGCGATCCTCGGTATGGGCGGCCTGCTACGCGATGTTGGACGAGGTGAAATCCGGGCTGCGGGCCATCCCCACGGCGCAGGAAGTGATAGCGGTATTGCCGGCGCCGCCGGCAAGGGAGGGCGCATGAGGCAGCGCGCTGCCCTTCTCGGCGTATGGCTGGTGTGCATCTTCGGTGCGCTGGTGATCCTGCTACGCATGCTCACTTGCGTATTCACCAATCCTGAAAAGGGCTGGAGTATCGCCATCGAAATTGACCAGGCCGGCAATCGTGCGGCCAACGGCTCGATCGCGGAAACGATCAGCAGTCGCGCCAACCGGGCACGCGCAGCTGGCCGGCGCCGGGGATGCGTGCTCTGCAAAGTATTGGACTGGCTCGACCCGAGGCATTGCGAGGAGTCGGCGGGGAAATAGCGATGCCGCCTTCGGGCGGCTTTTCTTTTTTGGATGGAAAGGGGCGCAATGCCTGAGGAACGCAAATTGACGGACGACGATGTGCGAGCAATCGTCGATCAAATGGAGGAGCGCATGACTGAGCGCTTCTATGGCGACTTCGGTCGCGGTGTGTGGGCTGTGGTGTGGAAGGCGCTTGTTGCCGCTCTGATTGTGCTGGCTGCCTACGGATCTACGAAGGGATTCAAATGATTCTCTCCCTCCTGACCGCCCTGGGCGGCGGCTTGATGCGACTGCTGCCGGAGCTCCTGGGCCTGCTCAATAAGCGCACGGACAACGCGCACGAGCTGGCCATGCTGGACCGCCAGCTGCAGTTCGAGCAGGCCCGTATGGCCGCGCGCAAAGAAGAGGTCCAACTGACCACGGACGCAGCGCAAATGCTCGCATTGCTTGATGCGCAGAAGAGCGCACTGGTCGGCCAGGCGCAGCTCACGGGCGTGTGGTGGATCGATGCCCTGAACATCCTGGTACGGCCGCTAACTACTTATTACATGCTGATGCTGTACGGCCTGGCAAAGGTAGCGTTGTTCGCGGTGGCGGTCGGCGCTGGCGGCGGCGTGTGGCAGGCCGTGGTGCAGGTGTATGATCAGGAGGATCGGGCGCTGCTGACGGGCATCCTGTCGTTCTGGTTCGTTGGCCGCGTCCTGGATAAGAAATCGTGAGCACGGCACTCGACCTGGCATGCGGGCTGATCAGGCCGAGCGAGGGCCTGTCGCTTCGTGCATATCCTGACCCTGCGTCGCCGCTAGCCCAGGCGATGAGCAGGCGAACAATGTCAGCTTATATGCAGGGAAAAATCGACATCCCGCGAGAGCTTCGTGGACTCGATGGCTCGCCCTGGACGATTGGCTACGGCGAAACTCAAGGTATTCGCGAAGGCATGTGGTGGACGCTGGAGCAGGCTGAAGTGAGTCTGCAGCAGCGTGCCGGCGGCGTGCTTCTCAACATGCTGCGTGCATGTCCACAGCTATTTCTCGAACCGCCTGCCAGACAGGCTGCATGCACGTCCCTGGCTTACAACATCGGCGTCAAGGCATTTCGTCTGAGCTCCGTGTGCCGCAGTACGGCGCGCCGCGAATACTCCGTCGCCGCCGACAAGATCCTGCTCTGGAACAAAGCTGGTGGCGCCGTGTTGGAGGGACTCACCAAGCGGCGCCGCGCAGAACGGAGCCTGTATCTTTCAGTATGAGTATAAACGTCTGCACATTTCTAAGTGACACCCAAAAGCAATCCTTATTGGGTGACTTCGTCCACTGCAAATACCGTTACTTCGGCATCGGCGGTGGTTGAGCTCGGAGCATTCGACATCTGCCGATTGCCGCCGTTGCGGGACCCATTTAACTCTTTCTTGACCACTGCTTCAGCTTCACTATTGGAAGGCCGCTGGAAAGAGTCGTGGTAGTACGACCGTTGCCGTTGGTATCGGTCTTCGTATCGAATGCGCCAAAGGGGCATCTTCACCTCCTACGTAGAAGAGATAACGAGATCAGCTTAGCGAAAGACGGCGATGTTCGCAAATCGATGCTGCCAATTGTGCAGGGCGCTGGCAATTGCGTGCAGACGTCTGCACTGGGGTGTGCTGACTGGCATAGCGCTTTGCTCGGTTGACGAGCGGGCCCGGCGTTTGATTGACTTCATAAGACAGAGCGTCGCGGGGTGCTGCGTCAACAACACCTCGCGACCTCAATCCACTGTTAAGGCCAGTGAACCGAGCAAGGCTCTGCTACCTCCCGGGAGGCGGCGGAAGTCTAGCATAGTTAACAACAAAAAGGTTTACATATGGCAACACCAATCATTCCCTGGATCGGCGGCAAGCGTCGTCTCGCAGACCGTCTTATTCCTCAGTTCCCACTTCATACCTGCTACGTCGAAGTGTTCGCGGGTGGCGCCGCGCTGTTTTTCATGCGGCCACCGGCGGAAGTCGAAGTTGTGAACGACATCAACGGCGAACTGGTGAACTTGTATCGGGTCGTAAAGAATCACTTGGAAGAATTCGTCCGCCAGTTCAAGTACGCGCTTTCCAGCCGCGATGTGTTCAAGTGGATGCAGGAGACCCCTCCGCACGTGCTGACCGACATCCAGCGCGCCGCGCGCTTCTTTTACCTTCAGCAGCAGGCTTTTGGCGGCAAGGTTGACGGGCAGACCTGGGGCACGGCCACTACGGCGCCGCAGGTCAATCTGCTGCGCATCGAGGAGAACTTGTCGGCAGCGCATTTGCGCCTGGCGCGCGCCTATATCGAGAACATGGATTGGTACAAATGCATGGAGCGCTATGACAGGCCCCATACGCTGTTCTATCTCGATCCCCCGTATTGGCAGACCGAAGGCTATGGTGTGGACTTCCCGCTGTCGGAGTATGAGCGTATGGCCGATCTGATGGGCAGGTTGAAAGGCAAGGCTATCCTTAGCCTGAACGACCACCCGGACATCCGGCGAGTGTTCGGCAGGTTCCAAATGGAGGCAACCGGAATTTCATACACGGTGGGTGGCGGCGGTCGGGCGGTAGAGCGTCAGGAGTTGATCATTTACAGTTGGGACAAGGCAAGCGAGCCCGCTGGCCTGTTCTGAGTGCAGACGTCTGCACATATAAAAAGGGCCTCGCCCACATTGTCGCCAATGCGGGCGAGGTCTAAGGTGGAGCGTCAGCTACTTCTGGCGTCGATCATTAGAAACTACCCCATTGTGGGAGTGCCGTGCTGCCGCTCCCATGGAGAGTACACGTTCGATGACATGAACTGGAATGCCGTGGTCCTTGAGGTAACGTCTAGCCTCTTGTGCTCCGGCAATGAATTGAAGAGTGATACCGTACTGAATTATTTGCGCCGTCCGGTCATTCTGGCGACGCGTCGATTCGTCAAAATCGCTCATCGCACACTCCTGTAGCACAATTAAAGTATTGCACACAGACGGCGACTTTCTAGTAATAGCTGCACCATTTTGGACTACGCTGAGCTCCGGCCCCCCGATGGCTCAAACTGCGTTGTAAGCAACTGCGAAAGAAGTGACAGGTAGCGCAAGTCGGATGCGTCGAAGTTGTCCGATGCGACGTGGTGGGCGGCCCAGACTGTGCCGAGGGGCTCATGTGACGCGACGCGCATTGGCGTCACCAATAGCTCATGCATGTATAGTGGAAGTTGCTGCATCCAGGGGAAGCGCTGCGAGGGATTCGTTAATAATAGGGCTTGGCTCGAATCAATCGCGTTGCCGCACGCGCTGTCATGGCGCGGGGAATTGCAGCCCTCCAACTCGAACGCGAGGCCAGCCACTGCTATCCATTCGAAGCCTGTCGCTGGCTGGTTGGTATTGAGTAAGCTGACGCCAGCAGATCCCGCGCGGCACACTTCAAGGGCAAGCGTCGCTACGAGCTTTGCTATTTCATGAGGAGGAGCGCCCGCAACGGCACTCATGGCTTGAGTTAGGTATGCCTCCACCTTATGAGCAACGGGTTTCGAAAAATTTGATTCAATTTGCCTACGGCATATGATTTGAAACATGGAGCCTCCGCTGCGTCCGTCGATGCCTCCTGACGAATGACGCCAAGCCAACAGGACTGCCTGGGTTCAATCGATTGTGCAACCCCTGACGCCTCCAGCATCTTCCTTACGACAATTTGGCGGGCCTCGGAAAAGCTTGGGCACCCGAAATGTTCGTGATGCACTACTGTCAACAGACCGCGTTGGTCGAGGAATCGAATACGCCAGGTCACAATTCACTCCTTGCCCGCGCTCCCACAAGTAGCCACAGGTGAGTGCTAGTGTTGATAAGGTTCGACGCTCACAATCTTAAGTCCGTATAGCCCCAGGATGCTACCGTTTCGTGAACTCTGCATGTTGCCTGGCTCGCGCAATAGCTCGTGGTGCAAGACGGCCAGCGCCTCTTTATTCGAGGGAAGGTGTTCCTGCGTATGGTAGATAGCGTGCAACCGGCCGTTGCGATCTTCGTATCGGATGCGCCAGAGTGGCATGAAGCTCTCCCTGTAGTCGTCTCGTTTCAATTCTAGCCTAAGATTTTCTCAAGCACAGCTCTGGCAAGATGAAACGGAAGGGGCGTGCTGAACAAAAAGGTCCGGCAAAGGACTCTATCCGGATCCTTGCGGGACGAAGGAATTAACCCGCGAGAGAGTCGCGAGGAACTTCGTCTATACCTTGTAATACAACGCCAAACAGATTTGATTTGGGCGGTCTGGATAGCTGTTGATTGTCGCCTGGAGCCAGCATTAGCGATCTTTGTACTGCGATCAGAGCTTCATCTTCTGAAGGTCTCCATGCTTGCTCATGGTAGATCGAGCGAGCATGGCCGAAACGATCCTGGTAGCGAATCAGCCAGATGGCCATACTGCCTCCTGAGAAGGAAGTATCTTGAACTTTCAATGTAGGCTTCCGGCTTAGATCGGCCAAGGAGACTTACTGAATTGTTACAAGGTCGTGCCATTTACGTTAATGGCTGATAAAGCTAAAACGCAGACAGCAAGAATGCTCAGTCAGTTACGCCCTAGCTTTGCCCATCTTGGCTAAAGAGCGTCGAGCGCCTGCAGCAGATGACAACACGCGCTCGACTACATGCGGCGGCACTCCCTGGTTCCGTAAGTACTGCTCAGCCTCTACTCGCTCGGCGAGGTACCTTAGGGTTATCCCGTGCTGGACGATCAGTGCGGTTCGTTGGGGCGCCGAGTCGGAACGTCCCTATTGTGCATGACTCCTCCCATAGGTACCGTGCCTTTTGTGAGTTGCACTGAGTACATATTTAATCAGTGTCGGTGCGTTTGCAAATTGCCGGTGTCAGGCCGCCCGCAGTTGGACAATGTTCGTGGGCACAGGTTCGCCTTTTGCGCACGCAATGAGAAAGCGTGCCCACTTGACGAGAGCTTCGCGCCGCTCGGGAATTTCAGTACGAACGTCGTAAATTCCTTCCATCCCTGTCAGCTTGTGGTTAAGCGCCAATTCGGAGATTTCGCGCGACACACCCATATTCCGCATGTGGCCTTTGGCAGTGCTGCGCGTATCGTGCGGCGTGAAGCGTTGCACGTCGATCTTCTTGTTTTCGAAACCGCGCCTGATAGCCGCCCAAAGCGTCGTATTGCCGATGTGATTGTCCCCGGGGCGGCGCTTATTGCGCCGCCCATCGCGTGTAGGCAGGATCCATTTCGAGTCCCCAGAGAGCTCGACAAGGCGTTTGAACCATGTTTCGACTTCAGGCACGAGCGGCACCAGGAAACCGGCCCGCGTCTTCACCGACGTATCGGGCACCCACCAAGAGTGGTTCGCGAAATTCAGGTGGCTTTTCTCCGCTTTAATGAGTTCGTTTGTGCGCACGCACGTCGCTAACAGAATTAGAAGCGAGAGGGCGTTTTCTTCCCCGATCACGTCGATGTCCGGAAGCAGCGAGCGCAGATCCGCTTCGGTCAGCATCACGCGCTTACGTACCGCCGGGCGAGGACCGAGCAGCGCCTTCAGCTTGATGCCGGTGCAAGGATTGGTCGGGACGACCTGCAGTCCGCATGCATGGTCAAACAGTTGGCTGATGCAGGTCAGGATGCGTTTGGTAATTGTCCAGGTTCGCCCGCAACTGGAAAGCATATCGACGACATCGGTCGGCGTGACATTGCGGACTTCGCGCGCGCCGAGGCGCGGCAAGATGACCTGGTCGATGTCGTAGTGGCGGTATTGAATAGTGCCTCCGGCCAGTTCTGTTGGTACCAGGCGCTTAGCGATGTAGTCTGCCACCAGATCGCGCACCAGCCAGGCGTCGCGGGCGCGCGTCTTCGCTTCTTGTTTGGTGGTGGCGGGATCCCCGCCCTTGTCGATGTTCACACGGTACTCGCGCGCCAGTTTGCGCGCGGCGGCCAGCCCAAAGTCGGGGTAGTTGCCTAAAGTCACTTCTTTGCGACGGCCTGCGTACCGATAGCGCAACACCCAGCTGGCCGTGCCGGCGCCAGACAGCGTGAACGTCAAGCCGTCGCCGTCGGATTTCGCGACGGAATCGCCTTTCGCGACCCAATGGCGGATCTGAATGTCATCTAGTAAGTGGCTTACTTTCGTCAA